GACAAAACTTTGTCCTAGAGGTAAAGCAGCAGCGAAAAGAAAATTCAAGGTATATCCCAGTGCATACGCGAACGCATATGCTAGCAAAATCTGTGCAGGTAAAATTAAAGATCCCTCTGGACTAAAAAGAAAAGACTTTAGAGGTAGCAAAGCTGAAGGTGGTTTAATGGAAGCAACTGCCAGACTAAAAAGACAAGGTCTACGTATGGGTGGCACGGTTTGCAAGATAGCCAAAAGAGGACAAAACAGAGACGCTATCGGAAAGAATTCATAGTGCCATGGCAAAGAATGGACTTGATAAATGGTTCAAGCAACAATGGGTAGACATTGGTAGCAAAAAGAAAGATGGATCTTTTTCAAAATGTGGAAGATCAAAACAGAAGAAAGATGCAAAACGTAAGTATCCAAAATGCGTCCCACTTGCAAAAGCAAGACGTATGACTGAAAGTCAAAGACGATCAGCAGTTTCTAGAAAAAGAGCTGTAGCACAAGGTGTTGGTGGCAAGCCAACAAATGTTCCAACATTTGCCAAAAGAAAAAAAATGGGATTTGGGGGAATAGTATGAGAACAGATTTTCAAGTAAGACCAAAACTTGCAAAAGGTGGTATGCCACCTAGAAACAAAAAAAACTTTAGACCTACAAAGTCTGGAGCAGGTATGACAGAGGCTGGGGTCAAAGCTTATAGAAGACTTAACCCAGGTTCTAAATTAAAAACAGCTGTGACTGGAAAAGTGAAGCCAGGATCGAAAGCTGCCAAACGTAGAAAATCATTCTGCGCAAGATCACTAGGACAAATGAAAAAATTTCCTAAAGCAGCAAAAGATCCTAATTCTAGACTACGTCAAGCTAGAAGAAGATGGAAATGCTAAAAGCAAAGACTAAAAAATTTAATGGCAGATCATATAAAATTTCTCCACTAAAGGAGGGACCTTACAAAAAAGGTCTTGTAAAGAATTTAATGAAAGCTAGACGTGAGGTCAAAGTTGCATTAAATAAGAAAGATAAAACACTTGAACGAAAAGCTCGTAATAAAGTGCATAAATTTAAGAAAAAGTTAGGAGAACGATAATGGTTAAAAAACTAAATAAGGTAGCAAAAGCTCTAGGTAAAGCTTCTAAGTTACATAAAAAACAATCTAATATAATTAAAAAACATATTAAGGAGATGAAACGTGGCGGATCCAAAAGTAGGTACAGGTAAAAAGCCAAAAGGCTCTGGACGTAGACTTTATACGGACGAAAATCCAAAAGATACTGTTCGTATAAAATTTGCAACGCCCTCAGATGCAAGAGCAACCGTTGCAAAGGTAAAACGTATTAGTAAACCTTTTGCTAGAAAAATACAAATTTTAACCGTTGGAGAACAGCGAGCCAAGGTTATGGGTAAAAATAAAGTCGCTGCAATTTTTAAGAAAGGTAAAAATGCAATTAGAAACAGTCATAACAAGACTAATTAAATTTATAAGAAATAGGACAGAGGCTTTGTCTATATCTATTACTTCAGGCAGTGTTGACAACATGGAAAAGTATAGATATATTGTTGGACAAATAACTGCCCTAGAGGCAACACTACAGGAACTCTCTAACCTGCTAGAAGATAAGGAGCGAAATGGAAAAGGAACAGTCATCAATATTGACCCCAAATCAAAAAATTAAAATACCAGAAAAAAAATTAGTTGGGGTTGAATCAGAAAAAGAAGAGGCAAAAATTCCAAAACCTACGGGTTGGAGACTTTTAGTTTTACCTTTTAAGATGAAAGAGAAAACTAAAGGTGGAATAGTATTAGCTGAGACTACTTTAGAAAGGCAACAGGTTGCCTCACAGGTAGGATTAGTTATGGCCATGGGTCCACAATGTTATAAGGATAAAGAGAGGTATCCGGAAGGTCCATGGTGCAAAGAAAAAGATTGGGTTATGTTTGCACGATATGCAGGTAGCCGAATCAAAATAGATGGTGGAGAGATGCGTCTGCTAAACGACGATGAAGTGTTAGCAACAATTGATAGTCCAGAGGACATCTTGCATGAGTATTAACATAGGAGGATAACTATGCCAGAAGATAAAAAAACGGTTGACATTGATACATCAGGTCCTGGTGCAGATATAGATCTACCAGAAGATAAAACATTTGAAAATGAAGTGGAGATATCAAATGAAAATACTGAAAACAATAATGAGTCCAATGACACATCTGAGAAATCTGATGAGCAGTTGGATGTTCAGAAAGAACAAGAGACAAAGAAACAAGAAGAAGTAAAAAAGGAAGATGATAAATTAGAAGAGTACAGTAAAGGCGTACAATCACGTATCGCTAAACTAACTCGTAAAATGAGAGAGGCAGAGAGAAGAGAACAAGCTGCTCTTGAGTACGCAAAGGCTGTTGAAGAAAAAAGAAAAGAGGTAGAGTCTCGTTTCAAAAAAACAGACCTAGATAACCTAGATAGATTTGAAAAAAATATTAATGCTGGGTTAGAGGCTGCAGAAAGAGAACTGGCTGCTGCCATCGAGGCATCCGACGCAAAAGGTCAGATAGCTGCTAACAAACGAATAGCAGAATTATCTTTTGAAAATGCTAGGATCAAACAGGCAAAACAAAGCAGAGAACAGGCTAAGATTGAAGAGCCTGTTAAACCTGTCGAACAACCTCAGACAACAAGCACGCCAATGCCTGATCCAAAGGCTGAGGCATGGGCATCCAAAAATACTTGGTTTGGTGCGAACAGAGCTATGACTAACACGGCTATAGAACACCACAAGGATTTAGAAAACGAAGGTTATGATACTACCTCTGATGAGTATTATCAGGAGATAGATCGAAGAATGAAAGTTGACTTTCCAACTAAATTTGGTAATAATGAGGCAGAGAAAACGTCCGCTCCCGTGCAAACGGTTGCATCAGCAAACAGAAGCGTAAAACCAGGACGCAAAACTGTGAGACTCACTTCATCACAAGTAGCAATAGCTAAAAAATTAGGAGTGCCACTTGAAGAGTACGCAAAACAATTGAAAAACACGGGAGGAGCGTAAAATGGAAAAAGATAAAAATACTTCACGTGCGAGCCAAACACGGACAAAGTCAGAGAGACCTAAAGTGTGGGTTCCACCATCATCTCTAGATGCACCCCCTGCACCTAATGGATTTAGGTACAGATGGATAAGAGCAGAGAGTGTTGGTTTCCAAGATACCAAGAACGTAACTGGACGAATTAGAGAAGGTTATGAACTTGTTAGATCTGAGGAAATCGAAAACGCATCTGATTATCCAGTTATCGAAGACGGTAAATACAAGGGGGTAGTTGGGGTTGGTGGCCTTCTACTTGCGAAGGTACCAGAAGAGATTGCGAAGCAGAGACAAGCCTACATGACAAGACGTCATGAAGACAGAAGCGAAGCAGTATCAAACGATCTTATGAAGGAGCAAGACCAGAGGATGCCAATCAATGTTGAGAGGCAGTCTCGTGTAACCTTCGGTGGTACAAAGAAATAATTTTTTAACTATTTCTTAATCATCGGATAAACTTTAATAGGAGAAAACAACTATGGCAAATGAGTCAACTACTGGATTTGGTTTCAGAGCGGCTATGAGATTAGGCAATACGCCTTCTATTCAAGGTCAATCTAAATATCAACTTCAGACAGCTCCAGGTGTTGCTCTGATGAAAAATGACCCTGCATCTATTCAAGATGCTGGTAACCAAGGTTTCATTCAGGACGCAAGTTTCGCGACTACTGACGATGGCGGAACTGGCGGAGCAAGCTACACTAACACTGGTCATGCTAAATTAGTTGGAGTTCTTAATGGCTTTTTCTTTATAGATGGCACAACTAAGAAACCAACTTTTGCAAACAGTGTTGCGGCTTCTCAAGCATTTGGAACTAACCCAAACACGGGTAGCACAAATGGTTTTGCTTTTGTTAACGATGATCCAAACCAAGAATATATGGTCAAAGCGGATGCAGCGGTAACTCAAGCTAATCATGGAACTACTTTTAACTGTAACAACAACGGTGGAACATCGAAAGATGGTCAATCTGTTGTGACACTAGATATAGATTCTGCAAACGTAAACAAAATGTTTACTGTTGTAAGATCAGCTGAAGATCCAAAGAACGAGGATCTAACTGCAGCTGGTGCTAATATCATAGTAACAATAGCAAAAGACGCTAAATTATACTAGGAGAATAGGAGATAAATTATGGCTATATCAAGATCACAGCTAGTTAAAGAACTAGAGCCAGGTTTAAATGCACTATTTGGCCTGGAATATAAAAGGTATGAAAATCAGCATGCTGAGATTTATACTAACGAGTCTTCTGACAGAGCTTTTGAAGAAGAAGTTATGTTATCAGGATTCGGAAGAGCGCAAGTAAAAGCAGAAGGTGCTGGAGTATCATTCGACGATGCACAAGAAACTTTTACAGCTAGATACACTCACGAGACCGTAGCTTTAGCATTTGCAATCACAGAAGAAGCTATCGAAGATAATCTTTACGATAGACTCGCTGCAAGATATACAAAAGCTTTAGCAAGATCTATGAGCAATGCGAAACAAGTTAAATCTGTTGAGCCTTTAATCAACGGTTTACCATCAACTGATACATTTGATTCAGGAGATGGAGTTAGCTTGTTTAACACATCTCACCCTACGATAGCAGGTACTTTCCAAAATACTCTGACTACGCAGGCAGATCTTAACGAAACTTCGTTAGAGCAATCACTTATCGATATTGGTAAGATGACTGACGAGAGAGGTCTTAAAATTGCAGCAAGAGGAGTAAAAATGATTGTTCCTCAAGAGCTTCAGTTTACAGCTGAGAGATTAATGAAATCTCAAGGTAGAACTGGAACAGCTGACAATGATATTAATGCAATCGCGTCAATGGGAATGATTCCTCAAGGATACAGAGTGAACAATTACCTAACTGACACTGATGCGTTTTACATCATTACAGACGTGCCTAATGGTATGAAAATGTTTACAAGAGCTCCATTAACAACTGCAATGGAAGGCGATTTCGATACTGGAAACGTTAGATACAAAGCTAGAGAAAGATACTCATTTGGAGTATCAGACCCTAGAGGTATCTTCGGTGTAGAAGGTGCGTAATTAATAAATTTTATGGGGCCGCCTTAAAACGGCCCCATTTAGAAAATCAAATGGTGAGATCATGAAAAAATTTAGAGTCCAAATATTCGCATATCAGAGACACGCAGATTTCACTATCAAATCTTTAGATGGTCCTATAGACATAGAAAACGCTATCATTGACAAGTTGGGAAAAAATGATATAAAATGGGAACATCTTGGAGAAATGCATGATCCAAGGGTAAACAGAATAACCTATGAGGAGGTTATAGATGGAGGCGATAATGCAACAACTGGAGACCCTTTACACAAAGAAGAAGGGACTAGATCTTCAATGGGAGCAGGAGCATCTGAAAGAGGGTAGATATACTCTCGATATGGTTAAGATTGACAGAAAAGTCAGAGAAGTAATTAGCCAGATCAAACTTGCAGAAGCAGAAAAAGCTAATGCACAAAATAAAATAGATGATGCGGCTCCTCAAGTTTCTGTAGCTACTTAATAAAAAGCTACATCGTTGGAAAAATTCAATCCACATTACAGGCTCTCTTGCGCTCTATTAAAATCTAGTATATAAATTTATTACTATACAATTAATTAGAATACAGACGCGTATAGTCGACGGCCTAGAGACTGTATTCGGAAATACTAGGAGGATATAATTATGGCAAAAACTACATTTCAAGGACCAGTAAAATCTATTAATGGTTTTCAAAGCGTTGGAACTGGAAACTCTGTGAGTATCGGAGCAGGTGCAACTTCTTTAACTGTTGATACACATGCTGGTAGAATGTTGTACCACAATGTTGCTGGTGCAGCTACTTTGACTTTACCTGCGATTAACTCATCATCTGATTCAGGTGTTGCAGGTCCAGGTAACGATCCAAACTCAGCGAACAATTTAGGTGCTTCTTTTGAGATATACATTGGAACAACTAAAACTGCTGACTTTGTTTTACAAGTTGCTAACGCTAGTGATACAATGACTGGTAATGCGTTAATGGTTGACACAGACACAACTGATAGTGCTGAAGGTTTTATGACTGCAGCAGCATCTGATACTATTACTTTAAACGGTAGTACAACAGGTGGACTAGCTGGAACAATCATAACTTGCAAAGCAATCGGTGCAAACAGATGGGGCGTTCAAGTTACATCTGGTGGAACTGGTGACTTAGCTACACCTTTTAGTGCAGCAGTAAGTTAATATTAATAATTAAACTCGGAGCGCCTGGTGATGCAGGCGCTCTTTAAAAGGAGGACAAAATATGGCGGACACAGTATTAAATACAACTGTATTTGACGGAGCAAAAAAACTTATCACTCACTACAATGTAGTTTCTGATAATTCTGGTAGCACAACTAAGATAGTTGATGTTTCTGCATTAGCATCAAACAACGGTAAAACTTGCAAAACTGTAAGATTAAATAAAGTTAGCTTCAATGTTTCTGTAACAGCACCAGCTGATGCAATTAGAATGCAATGGGATGCTGACACAGATGTGGTATTTCAAAGTTTAGCAGGTGAAATGGAATATGATTATTCTAGTTTTGGTGGATTAAAAAACACTGAAGCCACAGGTTTTACAGGAGATGTAAACGTTGTTTTACCGGCTTGCTCAGCAGGAGATACAGGTACAATTGTTTGTGAATGGATTAAAGTTTACGAATCGTAGGAGTTTAGATGGCTAACACTACCTCGGGAACAACAACGTTTGATAAAACTTTTGCTATTGATGAAATAGTAGAAGAGGCTTTTGAACGTATTGGGTTACAAAATGTTTCTGGTTATCAATTAAAATCTGCAAGAAGATCTCTTAATATATTACTTCAAGAATGGGGTAATAGAGGTATTCATTATTGGGAAATTGATGAAACTAATTTAGATTTAATTGAAGGGCAGTCAGACTATGATTTTTTTAGATCTAGTGATGATGGTACTAGCGCTACGACCACACCAACAAACGGTGTTTATGGTATATCCGATATTTTAGAAGCACAATTAAGATCTAATAGAACTCAAACCACACAGTCAGATTCTCCTATGACTAAAGTAGATAGATCTACTTATGCGGGTTTTTCTAATAAATTATCGAAAGGGACACCTAATCAATATTGGGTAGAAAGATTTATAGATAAAGTTAGAATACATATTTATCCAACACCAGATTCAACAAATGCATCTAAAGATATGCATTTTTATTTTATTAAAAGAATACAAGACGCTGGAGATTATACTAATGCAACTGATGTGCCTTTTAGATTTGTTCCATGTATGGTTTCTGGTTTAGCATATTATATGTCTATGAAATATGTGCCACAACTAATACAACCAATGAAACTAGTTTATGAAGAAGAATTTGCTAGAGCTCTAGCTGAAGATGGATCTGCAGCCAGCACTCACATAACACCAAAAGTTTATTACCCAGGATCATAATGGCAAAATACGCATCAGGTAAATATGCAAAAGCAATATCAGATAGATCTGGTTTGGAGTTTCCTTACAGAGAAATGGTTCGAGAATGGAATGGATCTCTTGTGCATGTAACAGAATTTGAACCTAAACAACCACAATTAGAACCAAGACCATCAAGTGCAGATGCAATATCTTTAAGAAATGTAAGAGTTGCAAGAATAGAAACTGCCGTTCCTAATATTTTACCATTAAACCCTTTTACAACTACTCAAGGGTCTACAACTATATCTGTAAATGAGCCAAATCATGGTAGATCTACAAGTGATAGAGTTAGATTTAGAGATGCAAATGTGGTTGGCGGAGTGGCTGCAGCAACAATAAATTTAGCTGCAGGATATGTAATTACAAAGGTAAATGATGATAATTATACCTTTGCAACAAGCACAACATCTAGTATAACCGAAACAGGAGGAGGCGGTTCTGCATCAGCAGGACCTGTAACGGTAACAGCATGATAAAACATTTTGTAAATTGGAGTTAAATAATGGCAGGGATAAGTTACGACACATTAATTACACAAATTAGAAATTATACGGAAGTAGATTCTAATGTCTTAACAACAGATATATTAGAAAATATAATTTTAAATGCACAATATAGAATAATGAGAGATATTCCAATTGATGCAGATAGAAAACAACAACTTGGAAATTTTGTTGCTGGACAGGAATCTATAAATGCACCCGCAGGATGTTTATTTATTAGAGGTATACAAGTTTATGATACAGCAGGATCAGCAATTACAGGAGCTAACAGATGGTTAGAGAAAAAAGATATGACTTATCTTCAAGAATATCAAGATGTAACAGGTACCTCTGCAGCTCAAGGTCAGCCTAAATATTATGCAGATTTTGGTGGTGCAACAGGTAATACAGATACCACGTCTGGTAGAATATTTGTGGCTCCCACACCAAATACTACATATAGATTTAGAATACATTTTAATAAAATGCCAGCGACTTTAGAATCTAGTAACACTACTAACTATATTAGTCTTAACTTTCCAAATGGTCTTTTATACTGCTGTTTATCAGAGACTTATGGATTTTTAAAAGGCCCTATAGATATGTTGACTTTATACGAAAATAAATATAAACAAGAGATACAGAAATTTGCTAATGAGCAAGTTGGTAGAAGAAGACGAGATGATTACACTGATGGAACCATCAGATTAAAAATTGAGTCACCTTCACCGTAGTAGGAGAAAATTATGGCAATAACATCAGCAATATGTTCAAGTTTTAAACAAGAACTTTTACAAGGTAAACACAGTTTTGAATCTTCAGGCGGTCATACTTTTAAAATAGCATTATTCACTAGCTCTGCATCTTTAGGTGCAGCCACAACTGATTACTCTACTTCAAACGAGATATCTAATACATCTGGATCTGCATATACTGCAGGTGGTGCAACTTTAACGAACTCTGGTGTATCACTATCTTCAACAACTGCATTTACAGATTTTGCAGATGTAACATATACATCAGCTTCTTTCACTGCAAACGGAGCTTTAATTTATAATACAACAACAGATGGTGGTTCTTCAACAACTGACGCTGTTGCAGTTATAGCTTTTGGTGGTGACAAGACAGCGAGTAATGGAACTTTTAAAATTGAGTTTCCTACAGCAGACGCAAGTAACGCGATAATCAGATTAGCATAGGAGGCCGACCATGTCGGTAACTTCAGGATGGGGCCGATTAACCTGGAACCAGGCTAATTGGAACGAAGCTACAACTTTAAAAACAGGTTGGGGTGCACAAGCCTGGAATGGTGGTGGTGCCTGGGGACAAACTTCTAATCAAGTAATTACTTTAACAGGTCAATCAATATCTTCAAATGTTGGATCAATAGTTCCAGCTGATCAATCTCAAGGTTTAACAGGTCAATCAACAACCTCTTCTGTTGGTGCAATCACACCAACACAAATGACTGTTGGATTAACAGGAGTATCATCTAGTTTTTCTGTTGGTTCTATTTCACCAATAGAAATGAGTGTTGGTTTATCAGGTCAATCTATAACATCTTCTGTTGGTGTAATAACACCAAATGATATGACCATAGGAGTAACAGGTCAATCATTTACATCAAGTTTAGGATCTGCTGTAGCTCCTAATAATACTGCGATAGTATCTGGACAATCAATTACCTCTGCTCAAGGAACCGTTCAAGCAACTGTTAATGTAACGGTATCGCCTTCTGGTCAATCTTTCACTTCAAGTTTAGGAAGTGTAACATTACCAAATGCTACAGCTATATTGTCTGGTGTATCAGCGTCTTTCAGTTTAGGATCTATTGTTGGATTAGGGGGAGCTGTTGCTCAACCAACTGGCCAATCAGCTACAGCAAGCGTTGGATCTTTAACAGTAGAAGAAGGGCTAGGATTAACAGGTCAATCGTTTACTGCTAGTGTAGGATCAATATCTCCAGTGGATATGCAGGTTGGATTAACTGGTCAATCAGCTACATTTAACATTGGAACGGTTAATATCTTTGCATATGGAGATGTTGACACTGGCTCAAATACGTCTTATAGTAATGTATCAACTGGTTCGAATAGCACAATTTCGGATGTTGCAACTGGATCAAATACAAGTTATAGTGACTT